GCAGATTGCCAGAGCTTTGTCTTTGCCGAGCAGCTTGCCGGTCTTGGCGCGGGGGTCGTACACACCGGAAGCCTGAGCCAAACCAGAAGCAGCTGCGCCGCCGAGGTTGCCCACGGTGGAGAGCTTGTAGGTAGTGGCGGAGGTAACGGCGTGCATGTTCGCATCATTCCAGGCGTTGCTGGAGTTGAACGAACCGTTCTCAATACGGCTGTTGGAACCAACAACAGTAGCGAAGAAACCGCTGGCCGAAGGGGTGGCGGTGAGGCCTACGCCCAGTGCGGGACCGAGACCAAGGGTGGGGGTAGCGGAACCGCCGCCCACACCGCTGGACACCACGTCGCCGCCGTCGATACGGAGACCCACGCGGTACACGTAAGCACCGGAAGGAACAGTGATGCCGTCAGCAATGTCGGCACGCACGTCCTTGTGATAATCCGGAGAGGGGATGATCACGTTGCCGGTGGTGAAGGCGACGTTGTCACCGTTCAGACCGGAACCGTAAGGCTTGGTGTAGTACTCAAGCTGGTTGACGGAACCCAGAGCCTGGTAAGACAGGTCTACGTAACCGACAGCTTGCTGAGCAATCCAGCCGGGACGGAAAATAACGCCAACAGGACCGCCAACGGGTTGGTTGGCGAGAGTCTCGCTGGTGCCGTTTTCGTTGAGGAAATCAACGGACTTCGCTTCGTGCCAGTAACGAAGAACGTTGGTGTAGTTACCAGGATAAATCTTGGCAACCGAGATCTGGTTAGGGTTGATGGCCATCGTTAGTTACCTCCTCAAGCGTTAAAGGAGTAGGCGATGGTCGCGAAGTCAGCGTTCAGGAGTTCGAAACCTGCGTACAGGCTCCAAATCATCATGATGAAACGGCTGAAATCGTCGTTGTTATTCAGGAGCACCTGAGCATTGTTACCGCCGATGCCGACGCCAACACTCTGGGGACCGAAGAACATACCGATTGCGCTTTCATAAGCCTTAGACGTGCCGCCGATGGTGGCAGTCTGGCTCTGAGAGGGCATGTTAGTGGATTCGAAGAAGCGAACGCCTTCGAACACAAAACCCGTGGGCATAATCGGCTCGCCCGCCACGAAGGTGGCTTGACCGAAGCCCTGACCCATGTAGATGGCAGCGTTGGGCTGCATCGAGGACATGAGGGGGTTGATCTGACCGTTGCCGGGGTAACGAGCAACTTCGCGGAAGTCGCTGTTCTGGCGCAGGTGCATCAGGAAGGTAGGATCGCAAACGCAGCGATAGAAACCGTCCTGGTAGGTAGGAGTGTTCCGCTTACGCAGGCTCTTCACCACACGCAGCAGGTCATCCTTAACGTCGAACTTGGCTTGTTCGGCGTTGGCATAGGTGAGGCTACCAACAGCGAGATCGCCGGGATAGTAGTAACCACCTTGGCTGTCGGAAGCTTGACCCTTGGAAACAGCTTTCAGGAGTTCATTGATGAACACCCGGTCGCGCCAACGACGATAGTCGTCAAGCAGGGTCAGAGAACCGATGGACTGGTGGAAAGCGGTGAGGTTACCGGTATCCAGCAGCAGACGCTGAGCGGTGATCAGAGTCTCGCGAGCAATCTTGAAGGTGCTCGGCTGAGTGGGATCACTCGGGTCAGCAGGACCAGTGTACTCGCGGAGGGTCACGAGCACTTTGTCCTTAACAATGTTGCGGCTGTTAGCCGTGCCGATGGTTTGCTCGGCAGTGCGCTCCCGGCTCTCTTTGGAACCAGGATTGCCCCAGAAGCGATACCGGTCTAACTGAACAGTCTGGCCGGGTTGTTTAGAGAAATCATGAACAACCACAGGCTCTGCTGCCATCTCCACCACGTAAGCGGGGTGAGGACGGTATAATTCAGCGCCCAGCAGCTTCGGGAAGTCATTATCGACGAACAAAGCGTCAACCTCCGAAGAACTACATACTTAATTTAACTAGAAAACAAGCTGAACAAAACCAGCTTGTCGCATTTTTAGCGGTCAAATCGATTTTTGGTTGCTGGAATTAACAGTAGGCGAATACGTGCGCACCATCGACCTAACACCTTCGGGCAGCTGGTGATAAATGGCCGCGAAGTTGGAGACATACGTTCCGGCTTTACCGCGGTATATGTACCGAAGAGCCGTGGACATCAAACCAGGAGCCGTACTGCGCACCGTTTCAGTGTAGGTTTTGCAATAAACAGGGGGGTTATAGATCCACGCGGCACGGGATCCTGAGGTGTCGTTAGTCGGATTCGTGAGAATGCCTCCCTCATACCGACCATGAGTTACGCCGCCTCCGGTATACCCCTGAGCTGCCGTGTTTTCATCTGGAGTGTTGTATGGCGTGTACGCTTGAGACGCCGGTGCAACACCGTTGAAATACGTAGATTGCCCAGTGGTCCTCAACCCAAATTGAGGTCCATAAGACGTAGAAACTTTTGCGTTAGCGATCGTCGAAACACCTAGAGGGCGGTACCCGACGTAACTGCTTAAAGCGCCGCTAGGGGCGTAGTCAACATCCGAATAATTGGTCCAATAACCGGAAACAGCGCTTGGTACCGCCCGCCAGTCATCTGTGTTGTACCAGAGTCCGCTATTAGGAGCCCCCGGCGCAATAATTCCGATATCTGCTCCCGTATCGACGATTCCGGAGCTGACGACACGGTAACCTTCGTGATCCGGCCCGCTCTGAATCCTGTGGAAACCGCTGTCATAACGCCAATTACTTAACGGCGTGTACATGACGGCCCCTGGGAGTTACATATATTATAAAACTTTTAAATTCAACCTTCAGCGGCGGGTTGAGACTCGACTTTTTTACTGAGTGTCTGCATATCTGCGCTGATGTTCTCCATATCCCTGACGTAAAGCTCTCGGAGAGCGTTTAACTCAGATTGAAGCGCCGCAATAGACTCACTTGGAGTCAAAGCGGCGTTAGACCGACGGTTCAAGTTAGCCACGGGGAGTTTCCTTACGTTTTTTGGCGAATTTTTCCGCTTTACGCTTGGCTTTAACCATGTTCTCTTTCTTCTTCACCCGCTCAGGGAGATCCCCTTTAGTTTCTTTTTCGTACTCTTTTACTTTGTCCTTAGAAATTTCACCGCGTTCGCTCATTGCGTAGAATTTGCGGCGCTGAGCTTCGCTTCGGAAGGGAGCCAAAGTTATACGGTAAAGCTAAAAGTAGTTTAACAAGAAAAAACCCCGCCTAACAGACGGGGTTCCCCTTGAATCCTCCGAAAGGATACTAGCTCAAGCGTTGTCCAGGAACAACAGCTTGCTACGCAGAGCTTCTGGACTCATTTGAGACAGATAGCGCCAAGCGTTTTCGGGGCTTTGATCCATGGTCTGCGTGAAACCATTCCACTGGGACTCAGGATCAGCGCCGCGGGCACCGCCGGTGGTAGAGGCGGGAACGGCAGGGAACTGATCGTACTGAGGCTCGTACTGCTGCCCGTAGCCATACTCCATTTCGTCATCCACGGGGTAGACCTCCGTGAAGAAACGATTGGTGTAGTCAGCCAGCTGATCGGGATCAGTCAGAATGTGCTCCATGGCGCCGGCTCGCAGAGCGAGGGCTTCCATGTTTTCGTTCTGCTGAATCAGCGTATCTTCCAGAGTAACGGCGTACTCATTCAGAATCGCAGGGGCTTCAATACCGAAGTGGTTAACTACGGCGCTTGTTTCCTCGCTTAGTTGAGCGGGTTGCGCTTCCGTAGAAGTCGGATAGGAAGTCGGGATTGTATACGCGCTGTTGTACGAGATCTGCTGATCCGTAGGCGCTTGGTACAGCCAGGGTTGGGCCTGTAAATTCTGACTGTACTGTTGAGTATCCTGCGGCACCATTTGGTACTGAGGATACTGTTGTGCCTGGCTGGGGGATGGGGAGATCCGAGAAACCACCCGTTCCAGGCTGCCCATCGCTGCTTCCCACGGGTTGGACGGGGAGGAGGCTGACGGAGACTGGTTGTACTGGTTGCTGGTAGAAGGGGCCGTAACCGGTGTTGCCGGCGACTGCATTTGGGGCATAGCCACCGAAGGCACCCCCTGGGTATTGGCTACCCACTGCGGGTAGGCTGTTGAGCCCATATCCGCCGAGGGTGCTGCCTGAGGGGCCGCTACCGCCGGGGAGACCGGGCTCGGGATCGAAGCTGGGATCTGCTGGCTCATAGCTGCCCGAGTAAGTCAGTTCTTGCGCAAGGTGATCGAACGTCCTGTATAACAGGCCGGTCAGGTTTAGCCGAGGGTCAGCCGCTAAGGGTTGGTTCGGCGCAAGGGGATGTGGCGTCTGCAACATCTGACTTAATAATACTAAAAATTGCTGGAATGCGCCTTGCGTTTGTTGAATCATGCGGAAGGGGAATCCCTTCAACATCTCACCACGTTCAGCATCTGTCTTATCGGGGAATAGATATTTAAGTGCTTCGACGCTATCCACCCCGAGTTCTTGGAGGTTTCGTACGACGATTGACTTCTGGTTAATGTCATACGCCGTATCTTCGTAGACATCGCCCTGGAATCTATAAGTAACATCACGATTTCCGTCAGGAGGCAGACCGTAAACCCCGGAAGGAACATCGTTGTTCTCTAAGGATTTCCTTATTTCTGTTTCGACTTTTGCTTCAAACTTGTTTTGAGAAATTTGATATTTCTCAACAGTTTCCGCGGTTTGTTCTTTAGGAGGTTTAGGGGCTTTCATCCCTGTTACCGCAATAAAGCTCTCACGGAAGATCTCTTCCTGGTGGAAGATAATCATTTCCAACAAACGGCAAAAACCGTACGTCAAAAAGCTTTTATTTTTCCGTAAAGCGGTCGCTTGAGCACGACCCATCAAACCCTTAATTTCCGTTGCAGTAGCACCAGCGGAGATAGAAATCTCATCAACACCGCCTAATGCCGTACGAATTTCTTCACGAAGCAACAATGCGTAACGATTCATATCCCCGTTAACCGGGTCGGGCGTCATATAGCCCACACGGTCATTGGGTTCGATGTTCGCAATAACCCGAGGAACTTTTAGGCCGCCCAGGGTGGAGCCAGAACCGAAAGGCTCCGACACCCGAGTCGACGGTGTGTCCCGACCAGCGAAACCACTTTGGCTACTGATAGTCGGTCGGAATGTACGTCCTTCATCCGCAGCTTCGACCAGATCACTACGTGGACGCGAACTGATGAGCGTCGGATTACCAAAGAACTCGATGTTCTTGGCAATGTTGCGCATCATCTGATCATGAAGCACAATTTGCTCCATGAAGGGCTCAAACTCACCTTCGCCCTCTGTGCCACTGCTGTTTGGTTTGTTTAAAACTTCAACAGCTGGAATAAACCCCAGAGTATTGGGGCGGCTGTTTTTAGGAGTAAGGACAGCCCCTGGCTCTAACTCGAAACTAAGTTCTGTATTAGCTTCGAATTCATCAATACGATCATTAGTAATGGAAATACGAACATACCGTTCGTTCATCCCATAACTATCGGAAGGTAGACCTAGTGTCGTGTTGCGAACCTTGTAGCTGTAAATAATTACAACTTCTTCTATATTACCGTTAATATCATGGTATACCCGGTACTGATCTTTGGTGAAAAAGTAGATTTGATACTTAAGTTTAGGGTCTGGCCGAAAGTAGAAGAGCCCACAGCCGTCGATAAGGAAGTTACGAATAATCGCCGGAAAACGGATATCAAGTTTATTTAAATCAATAAGATCCTGAAGGAACTGCGTTCTAGCTCTGTATGTATCCTGTTCACAGTAGAAAAACAAGCCTTTCTTAATCATCAGCAGTGTCATCTGCTGAATGTGCCCAAGCACAACCATGGTGGCGGCTTGGCGCGAGCGGTCTTGAGTCCTAGAAGCTTCTAGGATCTCAGTGAACCGCTGACGAACGCCCAGAGTATCAGCCGCCATGTCGTTTATAAATCCTATGAAACTTTAAATAAGGTAGAACCCGAGTAGCGCCGTCTTCATTTTTGCGACCGCTTTGCTTGTCGTTTTTGAATCATTTTTTTAGCCTTTTGCTTAGCGGTGGTTCGTTTGGCCTGAGCCGGCGCAGATGGAGCAGTAGACGCAGCCGTGGCCGCAGCTTCCCCAGAAGTTCCGCTTTGGGTAGGCGCACTGTACCCCAAATCCCCGGAGATATTCATCATTGCTCCTTTTAAAACAGCTTTCGGAAGGACCACCGGGTTGAACGTGGTCTGACCTTCTCGTGTAATAGCTGTGCTTCCTGCGTATACACTGCCTGTAGGCATGCTGACCCCTTGCAAAGGTTGCAGAGTCTGAAGAGCTTTAGCTACGCCGGTGGTCGCTGGGGGCCTGAACATGCCTCCCAGCAAGTACTGAGAGTTTGACAAATTAGGCCCTAGTTTTCCGCGGTTGAATTTATTAACAAGATTGGAACCTAGAGCCACCCCCTGACCAACTGCGCCGCTCATAACCTCGGCAACAGATTTATTGCTCTGCCTCGCTATCGTCTTGGCTTCGCGTTGAGTGAGGGTCGTTCCCGCCTGTCGAACCGCCTTCTTCAAACCCAACCCGGCAAAACGTTGACGCATGCCGGGAACACGAGTTTCTGTCGTCTCAGTAGTCGCAGTTTGAGCGGACGGCACCTCGGAAGTCACGGCAACAAATACTGCTTAACTCTCTCAAGTTTAAACAATTTTTCCGGTAAAAGTTCGTGCGGATAAGGCTCCAAAATATGGTCAGTACGACCCAAGGGATCCGTGGCGCCGGCTTTTGCTCGATATGAATCAATAAAATCAAGCATTTCCTGACTGTCAGCAGGAGCTACTGCATTAGGTATAACGTCATAACAATGAGAGAATGAAGCAATTTTTCGCTTCATGCGAGCAGCATCACCCATCCA